ACTCGCCGTTGCCTATTGTGGAGGTAGTGTTGTTCGTTTGATCACACGTAACATAAAAAGCCTGCGCTTGAGATGAGCCTTTAAGCCCATTCTTAGACCACAAACTTCTTAATTCGTTTTCTATGACAGTTATTACTCGTTGTCTCAAGTTTGCATCATTTGGTTCAAATACTGCAAACTTGGTTATTTCTTTACAACGAGCTTTAACAAAGTTAAGTGTTCGCCTGATTGGAATGTACTTCTCTGGAGAAGTCACCGCCAATGTGCGGGTGCCGTTGATGATGGCTCCTGTACCCGGAATCAACCTAATGGGGTTGATGTTTGCAGCGTAAAGCGTACCCTCATCGGCTTCAGATAAGTTGGTAACCAATCCGAAGACGTTACCAATATCCATGTTGTAGCCTGCTGGAGCTTTACCTACAGAACCAATCCGCTCTGCTTTACCATAAATGGCTGAAACAGCACCACCTAACCCAGAGTTACGTAAAGCTGCTGGACCAGTCTTTGTTGGATCTGCAACTTTGGCTGCTGGGTAGTACACAGCGGCGTAACCACTGTTGGTGTATGGGCTTACCGCAGTCAATATGTCAGACGCTGTAAGCTTTGAAGCATCAGCATCAATGATTACGAAGGCTGTGCCCCTAGTCTGTGCATATGATATTGCGGCGTTAACTGTACTACTGTCAGTCTTTCCCGGAAGGTTTACTAACAAGTCACCCTCAACTTGGTCCAAGTAAGCACACGCTGTGGCGAAATCAGAGGCTACTACAGCAGACCCATCATTACCTCCTACTATTAAGTAGGTACCAGCAGTTACTTTAGTGGTGGCTGCCTTTGCAGGTGTAGCCACACTTGAACAAGTTAAATAGTCTGAGTAGTTATCAAGTAAGGTTTCAATGTACCTGTTGTGTGTGGCATCTAGTGAAACCTCGGCCCATCTTTCTTTCTCAACACCATCTAACTTAACAATCATGGTAAAGGTTCCGTAGCTCGTAGCTGTTGCTGACTCAGCACCATCTTCGACTACCACAGACAATCCGCCACCCCATAGTCCTGCGTTCTCAGCAGTTAATAGGAAGTGATTAGCGGCAGTACCTGCTGTAGTTCCTCTGACATACCCGGTAGCTTTTTCAGCCAAACCGTTAGTAGCACCACTTGCTAAGGTGAACGTCACGTCACTAGCAAAGTGAGTATTAAACTTTGCACCAGTTACGTTAGCGTCTGTATTCTGAGCACTCACGGTTATGTACTGTGAGCCAGTTACAGCATGGTTAATAGCACCTGTAGCAGATGTAGCCGCTGTTGAGTTAGAAAAGGTTATACCTACAAAAGACTCTTTAGTAACACCTTTATGCTTAATGGAAATGTCCATGATACCTGAACCACCAGTGGTGGATGAGGTGGGGTTACTAGCATTCTGTGTGCAGTGTATGGTTATGTTGTCACCATCAGGTCCCGACAGTTTTGACGTGGCCGTGAATAGTGTGTCTGCGCCGCTGTTGTAAGTTAAGACTAACGTCGAAGCGGTGTTAGCAGTGGTGGAGGTTGTAAGCGTACGTACTACGTAACACTCTGTTCCTCCGTTTGTAAAGAACTGGTATACGGAGTATCCGAGTTCGTGTGAGGGGCTGATATCCCCAAAGGCAGCAACAAACTGGGTCCATGAAGTACACAGAACAGGTTTCCCTACTGGTCCTCTAGTGGAAGTTCCTACGAATGATGCTGTTGTTCTGCCGGGTCTGCTAGTCGTGGTAGCTTTAAAGGCTGCCTCGTTAACATAAACGCCCGGGCGGTTATAAGCTGGCATTACATTTTCTCCTTACGGTGGGTTACGAATTTCATGACAAAACATCCAGATTGAGCTTGTCCTTGAATATAATTTCTGACTGAGTTGTGACTTGCCCTATCGACACTAATAGTGTTGAAGGTATCTCTGATGTAACAGAAAGGGTATAAACCTTTCTGAATATCCTCTTTTTGAATCCGGCTTCTTCATCTAGCATGTCTGCACTTCGCCAATCCATCAAATCCATGTGGCGTTGAGTATCATCAATACCTACATTTAGGTAGCCCCGCCTAAACGGAGCAACCTTTGTCAAGATATGGGATTGCAGAGCACGGTCGTGTAGTGCAGAGCGAGTAAAAGTTGTTACTTGATATAACAAGTCAACTGGAACGTGCTCCAAAGCACTTACGAATGGGTTTGACGCTGGCCCTTGAGGGGTCAACGTCGAAATATCGGTTGTGGTATTAGGCCAGTACGTAAGAGTGTCAGGTTCATTATCAGTGGAGTAGTGTCCTGACGACTGTCCTGCCGGGGCTGTGCCCGTGAAGGCATACGTGAACTGGTCTGAGTGTTGTCTATTGGTGGCATGGTTTATGTCCAACAATTCTAATGTTATAAACGGGAACTTCTTTTCAGTCTCTCCTTCTGGATACCGAAAGAACACACCCACATCTCTGGTGGTGTCCCTATCGTCAACTAATTGAATCCCCGAAAACTTTTCTTTAAGGGCTTGGTCTTCAGCAAGTAGGAATCCGGCACGATTAGGCATCGAGAGAACTCTCTCCCAAACGGTGGTTTACCTTTTTACTTATCTTGTTTCCTAACTCATCTACTTTTTTAAAAACATTACGTCGAACAAATGCTCGTGGTGGATTGAAAGCATCCCCAAATTCCAACGCATTTGCTCGTTCTTTAAGATGGTCGGGCATGTGGTCAAAACCAAAATGGAACTCTTCAGGTGATTCTCCCTGCACAACATCGTAGTACTGGGACATTCCGCTGTACTCTTCTTGTCTGTCTAGGCGTTCTCTAGAGTCCTCTACGTGTTCCTGTAGTACTGCATTAACTGACTCAGTCAGTATCTGTGGAAAAGATTTGACTAAAGTGTCAGCGTAGTCAATAACCGCAGGAAGCCCTGATAGTAAGCCCCCTTCACCGGGAATTTCTGGTGCTTCTGAATACGTAGACGTAAAATAATACTGATCCACACGTTCTCCTAACGTATTCTGGGCAACTGAGAGACACTAACGCTCGTTAGAATCTAGTACTATGATACACCAATTAGGAGGGTAGAGTTGTGGGCCAAGCGTAGTCGTTAGTGGTTACACGCGTAGGACCGGGGTCAAATGATAACTCCTGATCTACATATTTCTCAATACCCTCAAAGGTAAGAATGATATCGTCCTTGGCCCTTCCTCTAACACGATAACCTGTGACAGAGTAGTACCTACCGTCATAGAAGAACATGTCATTTAAGTGTGTTCTATATTCTGATACGTTACTAATGCCAGCATCTCGGAAGTCTTTAATAGAACTAACTCCAGTAATGGTTTGGACCACTAATCGACCATCGGCCTGTGCACGCTTAGTATCCTCAACCTCATTTATCTGTAGTACTGGGACAACAATACCGTCTTGGTAGCGTAACCCCCCAGTAGATGACAAGCCCTCGTCATAAACGTCGTCGTACAAACTATCTGTAGACGCTGTTGCTCCAAAAGGTTGTAGCTCATACCAAACTACAGTTTCACCAGTGTCTCTAGCGTATCGTCTGTAGTTTTCCCAGACGTGCTCTGCTTCTCGTCGCACGTCTACCATTACAAGTACCTAACGCCCGATACATACCCTTCAGGCGGATCGCCGTCTATAAATACATCCGTACGTAGCTCATCTTGCTCTTCTGCAATGGTGATTGAGCCATCGTCGATAGGTGAGTATATTCTTTCGATAGGTCCGTATTCTCCAAGCTCCCTTGACTTCTGTATTGGAACCAATCGGTTGGTGGTGCGTGAAGTGCGGCGAAGATTGAACACCTCAATACGATCTAGACCAATGTTTAGTGCCCTAGCTTTCTTTGCGTACTCATCAGTCCAGTAAGTGAGCAGTTGCTGTATCATCCGAAAACGCTGAGATGCTGGGATGTGTACGGCTTCGGATGTTGTAACGTCAATGTCTCTGCTGTACTCAGTCATCAATCCCCATAGGGCTTCTATCATTGCGTCAATACCTATGACATCCTTAACAACACCGGATAGTTGTTCCTTATCCATATCCAAAGTGTGTAGGTGTTGGTTCAGTGCCAACTTTGAGTAGAAAGTTAAATCGGCAGGAAGCAACCATTCGTAGTAATAACCCTCAACAAGTAGCTTAGTTCCAGAGCTTTGTGTAGCCGCCAATCTAATAAGTCCATTGCGTTCATCAATGGAGTACTGACTAGTAGTGAGTTCTGTTGTGGTTCCACTGGTGTATGTTGCTACCCACAGTTTGGTTGCATCTATGTTTAAGTGACCTAAGTCAAAAGTGCGCCCAGTGGCATCGAAATCTAATTGAAAGAACTTAGGGAAGTCCCTAAGGTAATTCCTAGCTGTAGTTTCAATATCCGTTTGGGCAGCCATGTCTCTATTGTACTACTAACTGGCTGAGTCTGTTCCGGGTACTGTGTCCTGTCCGGGTTGGTTTATAGCTGGAAACTGGTGGTTCTGACGACACGGCATGACTCTCCTAACTAACCGAACATGTATATCTGAGTATGACGTGTCTGGTTTAGGGAGATCAGCCACTAGCTGCGGCCTCTAATGCTGCTACCCGTGTCTTTAAGTCAGCGATATCCGCACGGTCTTGGTCTACTTGAGGCTGTTTGGCAAGTTGTTTAGCATCAAAATCATCTATGTAATCCACAGCAGATTGTGACTGGGTTTTACTTCCAGCTATCTGCTCTTCTAGATTTGAAACTGTTAGACCTTCAGACACCTGAACGTTGCTTATTCTTACATCCAACTCTTGCACGGCATTAACTACCGGAGCAAGTAGCGCCATGTAATTCAAGTACTTAGTTCCATCATCTACAGTGTCCACAAGGATCTCAGAGGTCAGTGAGTGTGTGCCACACAGAGCCTCAACGTCCTGTGCTACGAAGCCCCAAGAGTCCCCTAGATCAGGGTCCTTCCAAGTAAAGGACAAAGGCGCAAGCCCCCTAACAAAGGCCAAACCGGGTGCAGACCCGAAGTTCTTCTTCAAGTTACGGTCAGACCAACCACTAAACGAGGAAGCGTAGGATGTGTTATGCACCCATGAGTAGTTCCACTTATATGAACTGTTGCCACACTCATGAGTGTTATTAACCATCGGGTTAAGATCAGCAACCTGTAGTCGTGTATATATAAACTGACCCGTTCCAGATGGGCCGCCAAAGCCGGGACTGGTTTGACCCCATGGGTCTGAGTAGATGTAGTGGGCAGGCTTAGTATTACCCAGTGTGTTATGAGTCATGGTTCTAATGCGAGGCCACGCGTCGTTAATCGTGATAGTTCCGTTACTATGCGAAATAGAAACTTCAGCGTCACTGCTGACATTAACTGCCATGGTTTCATTGTTACCGATATTCTCAGTACTACCAGCCGCTGTTAAATTCCAAGACAATGCGGTAACAGTTAAGTCTATAGCCCCATCGCCAGCGTCGTCATAGGCGGCGGTTATGCCATTGTGTGATCCGTTCGTCACTAGCTGTGCGCCAACTATATCTTGAACATCTTCGCTGTTGACTGAACCACCACTAGCATCACCTAAGTTGGTCCATGTGGTTGCATCTGTCTTTACATAGATACGTGATTGCCCACTAGAAGGTGTCATGCTTGAGTCAATCCGTATTTCCCCAATGTTACCGTCTGACGATGTCGGTGTGGACGTTACGGTGGTTGGGTTAGCTTGTGGCATAACCATAACCCGCTTGTCCACAAGCGACGTAGCTGAGATATCAGTGGCAGAAACATTCATGTAAATTGCTGCCAGCAAAACCTCAGTAGCTGGATCAAAAGTATCGGGATAACGAGTATTTGTGGTGCTCTCTCCAGTATTACCACTGGTGCCTTCAATCGCCTCAATACCGTACGACCCACCGGAGTATCTAACTACGATGAGTATGAACTTAGATGCGCTTGTGCTAGGAGCAGAAAAGCTTTTAGTTGCAGCAGAAGCCGTAAAGAAATTACCGTTTAACCATCCTTTGGTTTCGGTTATTGATACTTCACGAACGTTACTTCGTGTGACAGCACCACCAGACAAAATACCTGATTTTTGATAGCCAAGAGCTTGAAAGTCACCCTTGTCTGGTTCTGTTTGGTCTGCTGAGTAGCCAGTATCTGGCCTATTTGGAATTAGAAAGCCGTCGGCCATTACCTACCTCATGCCATGGTGTCGTAGATGTTCCCACTCCCACGAAGGTATCCGTAAAGGTCAAGAGGTAACTCGTAGTACTCTCCATCTGTAAAGTCCCAAGGCTGTCCGTTAAAATACATACGCCATGTGCCCTTAACTCGGACACGTTTGGTCTCTGGAGCCACAGTAATGGTTTCTTCCACTACTTCGGCTTCCTCTACGACCTCCTCAACTGCTGTGGTTTCTTCCACAACTGCGGGAGCTTTCTTCTTTGGTGTAGCCTTCTTTTTTGCCGGAGCCTTAGCGGCCGGAGCCTCTTCGACTGTAGTTTCTTCGTCTGACATATTAAATCCCCTTAAGGTTAATTGTGGTGGGGGGGCAGGGCACGAAGGCCCTAGCCCCCCACAACATTATAGTGTAGCAAAAGCCTAGGCTATTGCGCCACCAAGTGTATTGATGATAACGCGTGACTCGTTTGTGATCACACCGAATCCCCAGATGGCGTACCATGCGAGGCCGTGCTCACGACCGAAGTCAATTACGCCACCGTCACGCAACTCAACCGGAAGAGCAATAGCTTGTCCGAATGCGTTGTCACCGATCATGATGGCGTTGTATGCGTTGGCATTTTCCTGAAGTCCAGAAGCACCATCGGTGTCCAACGCAGTGAGTGCTGAGAGGGCCGAACCGGCGGCAGTTCCATCAAGACCCTTTGTGACTTGAGTGGTTTCAATGAAGACCACGTCATAAAGGCGGCCGATTTCACCGAGCATGAAGTTACCGGGTGCGGCGTACTTCGTTACTTCGATAAATTCTGGCCAGTCACGTAGAGAACGGCTCTGGCTTGGGTGAACGAAACAGACGTATGTGTCGCCTAGTCTCGGAATGTTCTCCGCAGCTAGAGTTTCAACCGCATCTTTGATGGTAGTTGGTGAAAGATATCCGGGAGCAGCAGCAGTACCAATGGTTCCACCATCGTATGGTGAAACTGTGGTGCGAGCGCCACTCTGCTTGGTGCGACCAAAAGTGATCGACGGAGCGGTTGCAGAACCGCCACCAAATGGAATACCTGACTTGTACAGGGTGTTACGAGCTTCAATGTCCATTGACTGAGCCATATGACGGCCTAGAAGTCGTGACGAAGATGCCATAACATCATCGAAAGACGCATTGAGTAGCAATTCAGTAACTGATATTGCCTGCCCACGCTCAGAAACAGTAATCTGAATCTGGCTGGCAGATAGTGCTGTTGGTTCCATACGAGTACCTTCAGTAAGTGTTGCACCAGAATCCTGATCCACACTTAAGTTGGTATAGCGCATGAAATTAACAGTGAGACCCGGCATAACGCCGAGTTCTGTTTTCTTGACGGCAAACTGTTCAAACCGCAAAACAGGCATAGCTTGGAACAAGATTTCCTTGCTCCAAATAGTCTGTATCGCGGGAGTCAGTGCCGTATCTGACGAGTAACCCGTTAGCGACGACTGGTCCGCAGCCGTAGTTATCGAGCCACCCGAAGGTGCTGGCAGGGCCATAGGTTAATTTCCTCCGTTAGTTTGTAAACTATAGGTTTATGTTGTTATTTAAAAACGACCTTGTGAGGGTCGCGCTTTCAAGAGCCTGTCTCTCATTTGCATGTACTGTTCCATCGGCATATCGCGGATGTCCTCCGCGGATAACGTTTGCTGCGACTCCTGAGTTTCCATTGGCCCAACCGGGGGAGCCGTTACCGGCGACCCCCGCAACCCACTCGGTTGAGTAGATTGCTGGATTGATTCCAGTATAGCACTACTGCGATCTTTAAGTATCCCAATAGATTGTTCTATCTCATCTTCTGACGATCCAGAGATAAGATCTCGAAGTTCAGGAATAATAAATTCCTCTTCTTCTGTTGAACGGCGTTGAAGGTAAACCTCCAATTCGCGCACTCTCCGTTCTTTTTCCAACATCTCGTCTTGAAGAGCACGCTCTTCCTCGATCTTGGCAATGCGCTGTTCCCACTCAGTTTCAACGTGTTTGAGCTTTGAGTCAAACTCTGTTTCTCTCTTAGTGAGCAGTTCTTTTGCGCTGAGTTCTTCTTCTTCACGCTTGCGTAAAGCATCAGATTCAGCTTTAGCGAGCCTTGCGGCTTCGGCTTTAGTCTCTTCACTTTCGTTATTTAGTACAGACAGTTGTTCTTCAAGTGTTTTTACTCGACCATCAGAATCTTCAAGACGTTTGTATAGCTTGTCTTTTTCTTGCTGTCTAATCTTCTCTACGTCACCTTCAGAAAACGTGCGTGCTTGTGCGGCCTCTTCAGTACCCACTGCAAACGCTGTCTCTGTGACTTCAGAGTTATCGGTAACCTCCTGAGAAGGAGGCAATACTACGGTTTCGGACGGAGCAGTCTCCGCCTGTGTTTCTGCCATCAATATTTCCTTATCTAATTTTGCTAATAATGACTATGGTAATACTACGTTTATTTAATCTTCTGAAGGAACACGGCGCTGGGCGAACCTAGCTCCGTATGCCCGTTGTATCAATTTATCTAACATTGCGTCGTCAACTGGGGGAGTAGTGCCCGGAAGGACACCCCCTTCCCCACCTGACTCACCGCTGGCTGGATTAGCTCCCTCTGGGGGTAGCATTCCAGTAGCTGCGAAAATTGCTTGCTGCATTTGTGCATTAAACATCTCAAGTGACCCTGTATCTAGAGCATCATCCATCATCTCTTCAAATACTTCGGCCATCTTCTCATTCGGGAACTCCTCACCAAGAATCTGGAGGGCACCACGTTTGGACTCTAAGCCAAGAGCTAACTTGGCCTGAATCTCATTAAGTTTAATTAGTACGTCTACTGGTAATGGATCTGGCCAGTGAACCGTAGTTTGGTATGTAAGTGGGTCGGCTGGATCTAACTCAATAGCATTATCTTTTTCAGGCATCTCTGCCACAGCGGCGTTGTAAACCAACAACTGCGGTTCAAATACAGCCGCTGTCCGTATAATTACTTCGTTTATCCTCTCCAAGCCTCTTGAGAAGTGTACCTTTTTCATGGTGTAGCGGTTCATCATTGGTTGATATTGTATAGCCAAAGCAACACCGCTAGTGTTTGAAATAGGCTGGGTCTGCCCAAGGGCGGTTTCCGGTACGCCTGTTACCTCGTGCATGGTGCGTTTGATATGTTGAATATATTCAAGGGCACCAGCCATTTCTCCTCGAGATTCAAGGTTAAAGACGTTGCTGTCTTTAGGCAGCCCAGCCCACACCTTTTTAGGACCACGCTCTAATTGGCTGGCCTTTGCGCCAGTAATGATTGTTACTGGTGCGGCATGGTAGTTTATGATGTCTGAAACTTCAGCCATCTTTTCATTGAGTTCCCTATTCAAGGGAATGATGTCCCAGATGTCACTCTGTCCCCATGGCGACGAAGATATCGTCGTATTGGGGATGTGGACAACTGGAATATGACCGATGGCATTGGGGTAGGAGTCCACCAACTCGTCGTTGATGTACTGCTCCACAGTGTCATCGGTAATTATCTCAGTGAAAGTATAAACCTGACGGGTGCCTTCAGAGGCAGTACCCCAGAACCTGTACTTCAACTTAAAACGTAGAAGTCTAGACCTGTCGTGTGGGTGGTACTCAGGGAAACAGTGAGCAGGATTAAGTGGTAGAACACGAATCTTTCCTGCGATAGGTATGCCAATAGGATCAACATATGGCTCTTCGTAAGCGATCTTAACAAAGCAATCGCCCGTTACTGAAGCTAATTGACCCATCTCCCACAACGTGTGTTCTTTATTATTATGTTGTTCCCAAACTTTATTAAGTAGGTGAGGGATGATGGCGTTGTTCTGCTCTGGGGTGCGGAATTGTACGCTTTTACCAAAGCAAAAGTTCGTAATGTAGTCTGACATTGTACGAACATAGTTCAAGTAGAATTGGGACTCGCCAAACTCTCGGCGGTATGCCCAATGGTGTCCAAGGTACCACGCCCACGCTGCTGAATATCTATTCAGACGTGGACCGTGGACCTCAAATTCCTCGTCGGCTAGTTCAACTAGACCAAGTGGCGATATAGCAACAGTAAGGTCACTGGCTGAAGCCCTGTAAGAGGGAGACCAGAAATCAACTGCCATAAATCACACCCGAGTTTAGACTACGAACAGGTATAATTATACACCAACCGAAGTCTTCGTGTGGCCGATAATAGTTAGTCGGCTAGTGAAGCGGTACCTTTAGTACCAACCTTTGATGCAAGGGCACCTTTCAATACGCTGAGTGCCGCAGCAACTCCGGCTGAAAGTACCATCTTCCATTGGTCAACGCCTAGATCCAACATTGAGTTGGTACCTACAGCGCCTATTGCAGCCTGCCCGAAGGTAGAAGCTACTCTTTCAAATAAGTCCTTATTGAACATATATATGAATATCCTTTAATAGGGAATAGTGTTTGCTATCCGATTGGACAGCAAGTACCATTATACACACTTACAAAACTAAGGAAGGTATTTAAATGATCAAAAGTAACGACAAAGCTTACGACGTAGCTAACTTCAAAAATAGCGACTGGGAACTGCTTCAAGAAATAGAAGACGAACTAACAAACTTGTACTGCTTCGGAACCCTTGAAAAATGGTTAGAAGATGATTTAGAAGAAACCGTTCAAGGACTAGTATCTAGAGGAGATGCTACCCGTGAAAGGATTGCTAGGGTACTGGCTTTTAACACTATTAATTGGTTAGTTAAAAACAACAAAATGGTTATAAATTAGCA